ATTGGTACGCATGAAACTTCGGTTCTTCATCAAATAAGCAGAAGGCTTCGGATAATAGCCAATCTACATTTTTACTATATTTTTTACCATTTTCTTTCAACGGCTCATCTCCAGCAAATACCAGTTTTTTTCCATTATCATACTCCATCAAAAAACCATATTGTTTCGCTTTTGTAGAACCAATATCAAAAAATGTAAAATCATAATTTAAAATATGTTTCCTTTCATGATCTTTTACCAAAACAAACTTAATTCTTGTCTCCAAAAAAGCCTGGCTTCGTTTCTTAAGAATCATGCGGCACACATGTAATACCTTTCCCAATACTACATCGTTTCCGTAAAGATAAAAATCCCCCTCATATTCCTCCAGTTCTAACAACTCCGCAATCGTGCGAATTACCCATATCATCCCTAAAAAATGATCGGTATGTTCATGAGAAAGAAAGGCATGATGAAGCTTCTTCCAATTAAGATTCATAGTATCAAATGCCCGCAGGATGTCACTGCCCCCTGTCCCGTCCACAAGAAATAACTGATCATCTTCCTCAAAAACACAGGAGGTATTGATATATTTACTTACTGTTGCTGTTCCAGTGCCGATGATGTGCATTTTCATTGTAAAATCTCCTTTGTATTTTCTTTGATTAATACTTCCTTCTTTCCAGCGGATTCCCTTTCGGGTTTCTATGTAATCAGAGGGTTACAGGTCTCCGTTTCACTTCGGTCGTTGCAAAACGAGTGCCACTGGCACTCAGCAACCTCTGTTGAAAGACTAACCGCCTACCGTTATGATAACACTCATGTTCGGATTATAACATATATCCTTTATCGTCACAATATGTCATTTTAATCCCCATAACTTACATTATATTGTTACAAAAAAGAACCCATACCATCTAGCATGAGTCCTTAAAAAAATCCTATCCCTTTCTATTTCACTTTCAGCCCTTTAAAAATCTTCGCATAAGTCTTCTTCACTTTCTTCGGCACCTTAATTACCATCTTTTTATTTACACCCTTAAATGCCTTCTTGCTGGCTGTTTTCTTGGTGAGTTTTGTTGTCTTGATCTTTACACTTAACTGCTCTTGCGTTCTGGTTTTTCTGTTCTTTTTTCGGTTAAACCGAAATCTAAAGATAAAAAAATAAGTCTATCATATGGCACGCCATATACAGATTCAATTTTTCTTAAAATCGGGATATCTGGATATGATTTTCCTCTTTCATAATTTCCTAATGTGTCTGTACTTACTCCAATTTTTTGTGCTGCCTCTGATTGTTTTAACCCATTCAATTCTCTGGCAAGTTCTAATGATACTCTCATTTCACTTGAAACTCCCATCTTATTTCTTCCTTTCTTATTTTGTATCTGTATTATAATTTGGTTTAACCGAATTTTTTTCGGTTTATCTTGATTTTTTTCGTTTTTACCGTATAATCAAATCAAACAAGGAGGAACACCAAATGAGTAATCTGGGAAATAAGCAAATAATGGCTAATAATATAAGGTATTATATGAATATTCACTCTGTATCTCAAACAGAAATATGTAATACATTAGGATTTAAAATGCCAACTTTCTCTGACTGGGTTAATGCTAAAACTTACCCACGAATTGATAAAATAGAATTAATGGCCAATTATTTTGGCGTAACAAAAGCTGATTTAGTAGAAGACCATTCTTCTCGTTCTCATCTGACTCAATGTCAAACTAAAGATGAAGAAACCTTAGTTCTCTCTTATAGAGAATTAAATGATATTAACAAAAAAAAGTGTCGCATACACAAACAATCTCTTATCAACTCAACGTATGGAAGACGAACTCCGCACCGCTCACGCCCGCACTGATATAGAAGCAACTCCAGAAGGAATCCAAAGTGATTTAGATATTATGAATGATGATAGCTTATGGGATTAAGAAAGGAGAATTTTATTGTTTCAAATTATTTATGGTAAAAAGGCTATCAAATTTCTAAAGAAACAAGATAAGCCTACACAAAAATGTTTGATGACCGCCATCTCCAGATTACCATTAGAAGGTGATATAAAAAAGTTACAAGGAGCTTCTGGTTATCGCCTGCGTGTCGGTAATTTTCGAGTATTATTTGATGTAAATGGTGTTATCATTGATATTATTGATATTGGTAATCGTGGATAGATTTATAAAGGAGTGTGATTATATGTCTAATGTAAAAGAAAGAATCTTTGGTGCTGTTACTATCATGAGCGATGAAGATGCTGAGAAAGTCTGGAATTTAATTCAGGCAACATTTTTGCTTAACAATGTAGAAGAAGTTACTCCTGATCCAGATGAAATCGCTGCTCTTAATGCATATCATTCTGGTGACCCTGATTATCAGCCTGCAATGTCTCAGGAAGAAGTTTTAAAGGAACTAGGATTATAGCAAATCGCTACATGGGAAGGTGGTGTCTCACTTGACATATGAACAGCTTTTAGATGCTGCCGATCAGGAGGGTCTGGCAGTAAAAGAACAACCACTCTCTACTCATGATGGTCTGATTATTGGAAGTCACATAGCAATTTGAAAGTATATTACCTGCTTACAAATATG